GAGTATCTGGCGGCAAAGTGCAGACCACCCGCAAATTTAAAGGCAAGGGTGGTAACGTTTCCACCTTTACCAATCATCAGCCTGAGCCAGAGCCAGAGGCACCAGCCTATGACGAGAAGCAGGAAATGATGGAAGCTCTGATTGCTGAGAATGAAAAGCTGGCTGAGCAGTTGGCGATTGCAAGCATAGACGGCACAGTAGACGAAAAAGACTTAGCTGAAACCCTTATCAAAGAGCAGAAGGAAGAGATTCGGATACTCAAGATTGAGATGGTTGCCGTCAAGAAGAGTAGGGATATGTTCCAGTCTGAGAACGCACAGCTCAAGAAGCAGGTTGCCATGCTGCAAAAGAAACTGAAGGCGCAAGAAGATGCTTGAACTACGGGGCTATCAAGCTGATACCTTGGAAGCACTGCGTTTAGGGTTTGCCAGAGGCGAACGAGCGCAGATTCTTTATGCCCCTACGGGGGCAGGGAAGACAGAGATGGCTATTGCCTTACTTGAAGCCACCCGAAAGAAGGGTAACAGGGCGGCAATGCTGCTCGACCGGATCATTCTTTGCGACCAGACCAGCCAACGATTGGAGAAGTATTCCATTGACCACGGAGTGATGCAGTCAGGCCATTGGAGGTACCGACCGCATGAACGAATCCAAGTCTGCTCTGCTCAAACCTTGGAGAGAAAGGGAGAATTTCCCGGACTTAACCTACTGATTGTTGACGAGGCGCACCAGACACGGCAGCAGACGATGGAGTTCATTCGGAACAATCCAGACATTCGTGTGATCGGTCTGACCGCTACGCCATTCACCAAAGGATTGGGCAAGACATACACCAATGTGATTTCTACAGTGACCACCAAGCAGTTGGTCGATCAGAGTGTTCTTGTCCCGCTGAAAGTGTTTATATCAAAAGAGATAGACATGACTGGTGCAAAGAAAGTAGCTGGCGAATGGAGTCAGATTGAGGCCACGACAAGGGGCATGAAGATCACAGGCGACATCGTGTCGGAGTGGGTAAAGAAAACCCATGAGATATTTGGCAAACCAGCCAAGACGATTGTGTTCTGTTCAGGCGTGAACCACGGCGCAGACTTGGCAAGGAAGTTTGCTGAGCAGGGCTACAACTTTATATCCGTCAGCTACAGGGATGATGAGACATTCAAGCGGGATGTGATTGAAGACTTCGGCAAGCCCGACACAGAGATTCATGGCCTCATAGCCACCGACATCCTGACCAAAGGGTTTGATGTGCCTGATGTCATGATCGGCATATCGGCAAGGCCGTTCAGCAAATCCCTGTCATCCCATATCCAGCAGATGGGGCGCATCATGCGCGGCTGCGAGGGTAAAGAATTCGCTGTCTGGTTGGATCATTCGGGCAACTACCTGAGATTTCGTGCTGAATGGGAAGATGTATTTGAAAACGGCGTGGACAAGCTGGATGATGGCAAAGAGAAAACCAAGCCAGAGCCGACAGATAAAGAGAAAGAGGCGGCAAAGTGTCCAGCCTGTGGATCGTTGTGGCCTTCCAATTCGGATGCTTGCAGTAACTGCGGTCATGTTCGCGAGAGAAGAAACAAAGTCGTGGAATTGCCGGGGGAATTGACAGAGTTGACAGGCACCATGACCAAGGCTGACAAGCAGCAGTGGTGGTCGCAGCTACAGTGGTATGTCAAATCTCAGGGCTGGTCGAATGGTCGCGCAGCCCATGTGTACAGGGATAAGTTTGGCGTATGGCCTCGCGGCTTGTCGGACACAGCCGCAGTACCTACCGCTGAAGTTGTCAAGTTTATAGACAAGGGCATCAAAGCCTACATTCGGCAGATGAAAAAGGGGCGGTAATGGATTTAATTGATTTCTGTCGGGCGCAGGGGATCATGATTGATACGCCTCCACCGATTGGATACTGGAAGCGTTACCACACAGTTGACCATCCCAACAAAAGGAATGGGGCAGTTAAGTTCATGGGCGACCATGCCTTTGTCCAGAACCATGCCACTGATACAGAAGTTTCCGTATGGAAGCCTGACTCAATCAATGAGAGTGGACGCAGGGACTATGCTCGGCTGGCGCAACAGGCTGAGCAGGAAAAGATTCGGATGCAGGAAAGGGCGGCAGCCAAGGCAAAGGATATGCTGGTTTCATCAGTCCTGACCACCCATCCATACCTGAAGTCAAAAGGGTTTCCGGATGAACAAGGGTGGGTAAACGACAAGAAGCTGGTCATTCCTGTTCGGCTGGACGGCGAGCTGGTCGGATGCCAAGTGATTGACGAGGCGGGGGATAAGAAGTTTCTGTATGGTCAAAGGACATCGGGCGCATCGTTTGATTTTGATAACAAGGGGAAGCATTACCATTGCGAGGGCTATGCCACAGGCTTATCGTTGCGTCATGCGCTGCGGAGTTTGAAGCGCAACTATGTAATCCATGTTTGCTTTTCGGCTGGTAACTTGTTGAAGCTGGCGCAGAAATTCGGAGGGTTCGTGATTGCGGATAACGATGCAAGCGGGACGGGAGAACGGGTTGCGAAGCAAACAGGCTTGCCATATTGGATGAGTGATGTAGTAGGAGAGGATGCCAATGATGCCCATCAACGGCTTGGGCTATTCAAATTCACCCAAAGCCTTACCAAATCATTGCCTATACGATGACAAGGTACAGGGTTCAACATAAACATTATCGGTCATCTTCTCAAGGATCATCAGACCCTCAAGAATTTCCATACCAAGGTGAAAAGAATGTTCACCCTGTCCCACATATTCGGTTCGGACGGTAACGATACCATTCTCATCTTCCATGAGGAACACGGCGAACAAAGTTTTGGCTGGTTTCTGTTTCATTTGCCTGTGGCAATCTCTGTTTTGATGTAGTCGGAAAAAATCTGCACGATTTGCTTTTCAATTTCGTCTGAAAAATACTCCTCGGCAACGATACCATCATCATGCCCTAGTCTGCGGAGAATACTGCTAATGGCTGCATCCAAACCAGCAGTAGCGATGATTTCAATTTGTCTGTCGTTCATTGTCCCTCCGCTATCTGTGCTGCGGCTGCCTTGGATGCGGCAACCTGTTCCTCTGTCATTCCTTGCGCTATTACTACGGCAAGCATGGTAGCCAAAAGGCTTTTATGCTCAGTCTCTGCTGTGAGTGAAAGAATCAAGGCTTGGGTGAGGGCTTGTGTTCGGCTGATAGTTTCAGTCATGGTTACTCCAAAATAAGATCTTTGAATTCTTGATTGCGCTCTTGTTCAGTAGAAAACCACCATACATCAGTAGTTTCTAAATAATCATCGTCATCGTCCAGCTCAATGGCTTCTATGCCATAGGGATAGTCGGGATGCTTAAGATCTTCAACCTTAATGTAGTTAATGTGTGTCATGCTGCTTCCTTAAAATAAACAAACTTGGCAACTGGAAAAATTCGCACGATAGATAATCGTGGTGTCTGTTTCGCTAATTTTTTTGCCAGCAGACTTGCTCATGTTCATGTTCTGCTCATTCAATGGGCGCAGCTTTGAATCGGTGTAGTCAAAGTCCAACACCTTGCGGGTACCCTTTTCAATGGTAACGATTCCATTGCCACAGCCTCGGTACTTTTTCTCAAGCAGCTCAGTTGGGATGGAATAAACATTCTTGTTTGTCTCCCTGTTCTTCAAAATTTGCTCAATGGCTTTATCAACATACTTCTGCATAACTTCATCAGGCTGTTCGGCTGATAACTTGTCATCGTGCAGGAACATGGCAAGCAGTCGGGGAAAGTTGGAAATCTCTTGACCTTCAAGGGCGAAACCCTTCAGCATTGGCATGATCTGAGTTACTTTACCCATCAGGGTAATAGCCATAACATCAATCGCACTCCATTTTTTTTCATAATCTTTAAACATTTGCGCTCTCCTTGTAAATTGATAAAGCCTCGTCAAAAGGCAAAAAATTCAAAACTTTTTTCGCTTTTAGGATTTCCTGCAAGCGGGTTTGGTTTAAATGGACTTTCAAATCAGTCGCTGGCATGGTCTTGGTTTCGTAAATCTTGCCGTCTTCCTTTTGGAAAAGAATCCGATTAGCCATTGCCCTTTTCAAGTCCTTTGCGTTTAACCATTCTTTGAGCAGTTCACCAAAAATAATTTCGTGCGTCTGGTGCATGACAAAAGGCTTATCTGTTTTCGGGTCGATCCATTCGCACACAATAGGCGGCAGCGTCTTGGCGTAGGCATCTATCTCTTGCGCTAATTGCCAAGGGGTTACATGGTCGGCACCACCTTGTCCGTCATTGCTTACCAATCCCTCTCGCTTGCCATTGATGTAAATGGTTGCCTCGTAGCAGCTTGTTTCATGGCTGGCAAACTCGCTGTACTTGATGTTTTTCAGTTCAATCTTCATGCTGCCACCTCTTTCAGTTCTTCGACTTCGACAATGCGCCAATCACCATCACCATCGTGTTTAAATTCAGATCCGTCTGCTTCCTTGGCATTCAGCCATGCTTGCTGCTCGTTCTCTGCCTGTATTTCCAGCGTGAAATAGGTAATGCTTGAGGCAAGTACTTTGTAGGTTTTCATGTTGTTTCTTCCTCAAATTTTGCTCTGGCTTGTTGTTTGGTTTTTCCAAACTGTTGACCAGCAAAAGTGTTATCTATCCAGCGAATAGCGATATAACCTAAAACATGGTTATAGATTACTTTTCTGTATGTAAATTTAGTCATGCTGCCTCCTTGTTCAGTTCTTCGCATCGGCACCCAAAGCCATCAAATGCAGGGCAGTCGAAATGATGCTTATCTTCCAGCTCATCCACTTGGTTAATGAATTCCTCGGCGTGTACTACATCGTAGTTTTCGCTGCCTGTGAATTCTTTCTCTGCTATATCCTCGGCTTCATCTTTGCTGTTGGCTTCGACCTCCAACCGATAGACTTGATGCTCAATCCGTACATAATGGACTAGGTATTTCATGCTGATGCCCTTTCAAAAAATTCGTTTAACAAACCCGCATCTTGGAGGGCGCATTCAATGTTAAAGACAAAATCACTTAGACTCTTGGTCATTTCCGTGCCGCTTTCATCGTATGCACGGCGCAAGGAATCCACAAGATAAAGAGCAGACTCTGCATCTCCGTGGAAAGTCAGGGCTTTTTCTTTTGCGTAGATGATTTTCATGCTGACTCCTTCTGCTGTTGCGCGAATTTAATGGCTGAACTCCATATGCTTAATGCATCCATAATGCCTGTGTAATACTCGTCATAGGGTATATCTTTATCAGCTACCCATCTCTCTACAAAGTCTGTAACATAATCTTCAGACGCTTCACCATTCTGGCAATAGGCTTCAATAAAAGCGGATTGTTCTATAAGTTTCATGATTTTCTTTCTGGATAAAGTTCGTTGGCAATGGTTCGGATGGCTTCATCGGTCAGACCATTCTTGTAGTCTTCCCATGTTTTGATATAGACCAGCACATTCATGGCTTGATGGTCTTCAAGGTCTTGGCGTACTGCTTGGATGTCGAAAATACCCCAGTCAAGGGTTTTGAGTTTGGTCATGAGTCACATTCCTCATGTTCTTCTATTCCCATTTCGTCCACAATGTCCTGCGGAATGTTTCCACGCGAAACCTCAAAGCAGTCATCCTGTCCGTCAATCCAGCGACCGCAAAAGTCGCATCCCATTTCATGGTAGTAGGCGCAGATTTCGTATCCCATCGCCTTCAACTTTTCGTATGCCGCACAAGGCGGCGACCATGCGCTATCAAAGTTCACAGAAAAACTATTGCCTGTTACTATGGCATCTTCACCATAAGAGGGATGGCAACCTACATCCCATTTTGTTCCCCATTCAGCTACGCAGTATTCCCACCAAGTCGGATATCCATACTTCTCAATATTGGCGGCAACCTTGGCATCGTTTGCCTTTTGTTCTTCTTCGTCATTTGTCCAACCTTTTACTGCTTCAATTAGTTCGGATGGACAAGGGATTAAAGTCTGCAAAAACTTGCCAGAATTCCATGCGTCTGCGGCTTTTTGCACCATTGCAGGATCGGGATGGCTGAGGGTCACTGTGTTGTTGCACCAGTTTGGCATGATGTTTTCTCCTTAGTTGTAATGAGTGAGGGCTGCGGTTCGGATGGTGTCCAGCATGGCAAGGGCTGTGTTGTGCTGCCTTTCAACGGCTGGCTTGGTGCATCGGGTCGATGATGAGATCAGCATTTGATTGAAGTCTTTGAACGGCTCGTATGTAAAAAAGAATCCGTCTTTCTTTCCTACTGTGGCTGTGGTGGTAAGGTTTCTGTCGAATCGTTTCATGGTGGTGAAACAGATATGCAGATCGTCTGTGATCGGTGCCATTGTTTCAGCCATCCAAGTGCCGTAGCATGATTTTCGGATGATAGTTTTCATGTTTGTAGTCTCTCTGTTCAGGCAAAAGTGCCTCATAAACCCTGTAAACAGGGCTTATAAAGTCCTTTACATATCAAATTCATAGTCTTCTAGACTGGTAACGAGTCCGTCAAAGTCTTCGGATGATCCGAGAATGCCAGCAAGGGCATAAACAATATCTCGCGGGTATTCTTCGCATAGGCTTTCAAGGTAATCTCTGCGGCTTTGAAAGCCGTTTAATTGGTATTCGGTCATGGTCTGCCTTTCGTTGGTGGTTCGGATGGTATCTGTTAGGTTATGTGGTAACCTGTCAGGCAGGTTACTGGGTGGATTGCTGCCTGTCCAATGAATTGTTTCTATCGGGTTTGTCTGGTCGATAGTCTGGCTTCCTGTCTTCCTTGCAGGATCAGTCTTCGGGCTTCCGTCTGGTGCGGTATCGTTTCCGATTCGATCATGGTTCGGAGGGTTTGGGCTGGTGTCTTACCCTTCTGGAAGTCATACCCTGCCTGTATGTAAGCGGCTTCTGTGTGGTTCATGGTGTCCCTTTAATCTGTCGGATGGTTTTCCGTGCGGCTGCGTGGCTCGGGTGGTTGTGGTGCGCGATATGCAACTGCAATAAATCCTCAGTTATTTGCAGCAGTTCGGCGGCTCGTTTCTCTAAGCTGTCGGCATCGTTTGAGAATTGGTGCATGGCTGCGACAGAGTGCCGAAGAAAATTATTCGACTCGGCGCGGCGGTCGGCGGCTTGTGCCAACAGGTTGGCGGCTTGGGCTTGGGGTGTCATGGTTTAACTTTCAAAATAGGTCGCGGGTGGTGTCTTTGCGGGGTGGTGCTGGCGGTGGTTGCAGCGCGAATAAAGCGGCTTCGTCTTGTTGGAAGTGGTCGGCATCGGCTCGGGGTGCAAAGTCTCCCAGTAAGCCGTCCCAGTAGTGGGTCTTATGCGGTTCTACTTTGAATGTCGCGGCAACAGCTAGGGCTTCGGCTGCGGTTTCCTTGTGGTTGCAGAGTGGCATTTCTTGAAATATTAAACTCCATCCGTGGGGTGAATGGGACAGATAGCATTTTGGGGTGTCGGTCGGTTTCATTGGTCAATTCTCCATTGTTTGCAGGGTCGGCGGCTCAGGTAATAAGTGGCGGTCGAGTCACTTATGCGGTATTCGATCAAAGCGGCTCTGGCGGCTTTTAGGTTGTCGAATTCGTCAACTGTTTCGAGTTGTTGGCTGTCTCGGCGTTGTATGTAAATCATTGCAGCACTCCCAAGCGGCGAAGGGCGACATAATGCAGCCGGATATGTGTCTGGCTCATATATGCGGAGGGATTGGCTGCGCTGAGCTTGATTTGCTCAGGTGTAAAAAGCCGGATTAGGTCTTGGATATATTGCTGCTTTTTCATAATGATTTGCTCACAATAGAAGCGGCAAAACAGAAAACATATCCCTTACCATCGGCGGAGTCGCCAAAGCGCATATCCTCGGTGTTCCAGTCTAAATTGTATTTTTCGATCAATGCTTTGACTGCTTGAAAGTGGCATTCTTCATGGCTAAATTCATGCGGGTAACTGATAACGGCGGTTTTTTTGGTGGTGGTGTACGCTTTGATTCTGCTTCCCTTGTGGTTTGATGCGGGGAAATACTTTGTGTGTATGGCTATCATGATTTATTTTCCTTTGATGATGTTGGCGGCTTTGAATGCTGCTTTCCAGTATTTCGCGGCGCGGCTGTCGTTGTTGCGTGAAAAGTGCAGAGAATTGATTGTTTCTTCTCCGGTTTGATAATCGGCGTCTGTGTAGGTGTCAAGCCATTCATGCGGTTCACCTGTGGCGGGTGAGCAGCTAACAGTGTTGAAACCCTCAGCCCGAATTAAGTGCAGCAGTTCGCGGAAGGTATAGGGTTGATCTTCAAAAATAAAGCCCTGCTCGGCGGCTTCTCCGTCTTCTATGCTTTCCGGCGTGAAAGTCTGGTATGTCATGGATACGAGAATCATTTGAAACCCCATTCAAAGCGGTTAAGGTTGCGAACAAAAGAATCGCGGTTTGTATGCTTTTCGGTGGTGGTAACAGTCCAGCCCCTGCCTTCTGCGGCGCGGAGATAATGGGCTGCATCGCAGTCCTCCTCTAAAAATACGCGGTTTTCTTTTTGGTAGGAATAGCGGCTGATTCTGCTTGCAATATTCAGAGCTTCAAGGTCGGCGCGGTCAACTTCAAGCCATCCGTGTGAGGGGTCGGCGTGGAATGTGAGGTTTTTATTCATGGTCAAGCCTTTACAGCGAAGTGAAACAGCACAGGGGAAACCAGCACAGCGAACATCAAAAAAGCGATGCTGGCGCGGTGGATCAGTTCTTCTCGGTGTGCGTGTTGTTCGTGGGCTGCGCGAAGGTCGAAGCTGCTTATATTCCAGTGGATAGCAGCGTTGATAACGGCGAGCGAATAAGGGAAACCATCTTCTATGTCGCGGTCGATTTGTTTTAAGGCGGCTTTGTGTATGTATGTCATGGCTTGATTCCTTAGAGGGTGATTAACTCGGGGGCTTGCTGGATAACTTCAAAGCCCAGGGCTTTGATGGTCTTGAGGGCTTGCGGGGTGAGGGTCTTGGTTCCGACCAGTTGCGCGAATAGCGCAGCAGTTGGGCAGCTAGGGTAAGCGGTAACATTTCCATAAACTGACTTTATGGTGACTGTGACTGTCTGCATGGTTTATCCTTGGTTGAGTTGTTTAAGCTTGCGAAGTTGTTGACCGATTCCTAAACCGGCAAGCGGGCGGTCTAGGGTCGGGAATAAGTGAGCTATCGGGTCGGCGTAGTGCTTACCAGCGAGAATGACGGCGGCGCGGCTCGTTAACCCTGCGGCTTTGATTTGCTCGCATACCATCGCGCCCCATATGGTGCGCTGCGCTTTGTTCATCGCGCCTAAATAATCGTTATATGGTGCGGTGATTGTGTCGGGGTGAATGAGTCCATGCTTTGCGCTGAGGATCCAATAATCGGCGCGGTGCTTTTCTGCAAGCTGTCGCGCTGCTTTGAATGCTTGCCCTTGGTATAGGTCGCAAGCTGGCGCGGCTCGGTCGAGCTTGGTCGCGGAACAGGCTATAAAGTAAATCATGCGAATAGGTCTGCTTGTGTGGTTTCTTCTATTTGTGGGGTTTGCTGCTTTTCATGGGCAATTAGCAGCAGTCTGCGCTTGAGCTGTGCGGGTGTTAACTCAAGCCATGGGCATTTTGCAGAGTCCTCTAATTCTTTATAGGCTTGCTTCAATATTGCGCTGTGATCTTTCATTGTTTATCCCTTGTGTTGTTACTGTCTGCTACATTCATTCACTACCTAACAGGTAGAACGGATAAGCTTATTAAAGGGTTGACTGTGTGTCCAATGATTTGTTTTAATCGGTTTATCAGGGTCGATTGATTTTCTCTATTTGTTCCCATATACTCGCGCCATCTAAACAGCGAAGCGGTGCAGCTATGAGGAAGCTATCAAGGAAAGCAATAGAAGAAGGATTGGATACGATACCAATGACAGAGATCCTAGGTGTTTCTTCCGGCGACAAGGGATTGACACACAAGATGCAAACATTCGCTAAAGAACTGGCTCGCGGTACTACCAAAGCCGAAGCATATCGCAAGGTCTACAGTAAGACAGCTAAACCCAAGACAGCAGGCGACGCTGGCTATAGGTTGTCCACCGATTCCCGAATATCTGCGGAAGTCGAAGCGTACAAAGCGGCAATGGCTAGCGCAGCATATAGAACACCAGAACATTTAAGGCAATTAGTTATCAAAACCCTGGTTGATGTAGCTATATCGCCTGACAGTAAAGACAGCGTCAAGGTTGCAGCAGTGAAGGTACTCGGCACAGTTGTCGAAGTCGGTGCGTTCTTAGAACGGCGCGAGGTTATCAATACGACCAGCAGCACACAAGCTAAGGCTGATCTACTCCAGCAGATTAGGACTCTAATGCAAGGGAATGCAGTCGATGCAATAGAGGTTGACGCTGATAGTCTACTGCGCGAGCTTGCGCCGGAAGTGGAAACGCTACCAGCCGACGCCCACCCCGATGCCACCCCCCACGATGCAGAATCGGAGTCCCAAGCTGTCAAACATACTATTCCACACGAACAATCCCAAAATTTATCAGAATGACCCCCCCATGACGATCCTAAACAGACCCACGGGGGGTAGTAAAAAAATTTTTAATGCAAAGATGATTCCTCGGCCTAGTGACATGACGTATGAGGAATGCATGGAGAAAGAAATGTCCCCGGCACAGAATGAAGTGTTTCTTGTAATTGATGAGTGGTGGAAGAAGTACCACTATGCGCCCACGTTGCGGGATATTGCGTATATCCGTGGAAAGATGGGACTGGCAAATACGAAGAGGCTGGTGGACAGGTTGGTTGATCTGGGTGTGGTGAAGAAGATTGAGAAACGGGGCAGGACAGTAAGACCTGTTTACATTAACTTCAGAAACTTGGAGTAAGGAAACTGTAAGGTGGTAACGCTTCCACCTTTCACGAAACTTACAACGACTCTGGTAACGTTACCACCTTACTTGAAACTTACAGGAGATTAAATGAGTGTTCATTTTTCAAGTGCAACAGATTTATGGGCTACGCCTATGGATTTTTTCAAGCGGTATGATAATTTGTATGGTTTTGAATTAGATGTGTGCGCAGATGATGAAAATGCGAAATGTAAAAAATATTTTACTAAGCGTGATGATGGATTGAGTAAGGATTGGTCTGGGGTCTGTTGGATGAATCCTCCTTATGGTAGGGAGATTGGCTTGTGGATGAAGAAGGCTTGGGAGTCTTCTTTATCTGGCGCAACAGTTGTATGTCTTGTTCCGGCGAGGACTGATACAAAGTGGTGGCATGACTACGCTATGAAGGGTGAGATTGAATTTATACGGG